AACGCTGACTTGACCGGCAGGAGGAAGTGCGATGTATCAGCTTGATCTGTTCTCTAACCGTGATCGCACTTCCGCCTGTACGGTCCAAGTTGATGTTCGGCCCGCCACTGCTGATGACAACAAGACTACTTGTGGTGATGACCTGATCCAATGGGTTTGGGATTGCCCCGTTTGCGGAGACAGAACCATTGCCACTAAAAGCGAGCGAGCGACGCAGGAAACCATCAAGGCGGATGCTCGGTGTCATTATTGCCGCAAACGAAATTGTCAGGTGCCGAACAAGTGATTATGAAGTTTTGTAGATACTTGCGAGCAACATACGGGGTGTAAGGTGGCTAGTAATTGGTATTTGCGGCGGCGGGCGTGGGCGGCTTCGGAACGGGGACGGAAGATGGGGCTGGCGAGCGGGGAGGCAAGGCAGCGGCGAGCCTTGGAATCTGATGAGCCGCGACGGGCGGAGCGGGTTATTCGGATCACGGTGGAGGATTCGCTGCGGCCAACGCGGGTGATCGTGGCACGGCAGTTCGAGCAGGATGAGGGGCGCTGGTCGCGCTTCCATGTGCAGGGGCGGTTCCCGGCGTCGGCGAGTGGGCTGGGGGCGCTGGTGGCGGTGGTTATTGAGTCGGGGTGCGGGCGGCAGTGCTGATGGAGATTCGGGGCAGAGATTCGGGGCACTAGTGCCCCTGCTGATGGAGATTCGTGGCGCAAGCGCCACTGCTGATCTAGGAAAGGATGGTTGTTATGCGCGAGACGGGTGGGGAACGGTTGTCGGCGGGGATGTGGTGGGACCGGGCTTGGTCGCTGGTGGAGGGGTGCGCGCATGTGTCGGCCGGGTGCGCGAATTGCTGGGCGGCGAGCGCGACGCATGTTCGCCGCCGCCAGGCTAATGATCTGATCCGGGAGCGCTATGACGGGCTGACCGATGATGGCGGGCGGTTCTCGGGGCAGTGCCGCTTCATGGAACGGGATTTAATGAACCCGCTGACGACGCGCAAGCCGCTGGTCTGGGCGGTCTGGAATGATCTGTTCTTCGAGGGGGTGGCGGATGCGGACATTGCGGCGGCCTTCGGGGTGATGTCCGCCGCCGCCCGCCATACCTTTATTGTCTGCACGAAGCGGCCGGAGCGTCTGGCGCGGTTCTTCGCGGAGTTCTCGCCGCCGCTGTGCCGGGCGATGGCAGGCGATCGGCTGGGGGCGCGCTTCTCGCTGGCGGCGGATTCGCTCTTTGATAGCGTGCCGCGCTGGCCCGTGCCGAATGTGATCCTGATGACGAGCGCGGAGAACCAGGCGGCGGCGGAGGGGCGAATCCCTTTCCTTATAGACGCACCCGCGCACGTGAGGGCGATTTCCGCCGAACCGCTGCTGGGGCCGTTGGACCTTTCGCCGTGGCTGGACCGCCTGGGCTGGGTGGTGGCCGGCTGCGAGAGCGGGGCAAACCGGCGTTTTGCGCGCCGCGAGTGGTTCGAGTCGCTGCGGGACCAGTGCGCCGCCGCCAGCGTGCCCTTTTTCCTTAAACAGATGGAGGCCAATATGCGGGTGGCGAAAATGCCGATGCTCAAGGGCCGCTACCATGCGCAAATGCCGGGAGGGCCGGGACGTGGCTGATAACGCGACTTACAGGGGCTACCGATTCCAGATGCTGGATCATAACTGGATCGCGGGGCATGAGGCGTTCCGGCTGCTTCCGGTCCAGGACCACGGCGTTTATTTTAATCTACGGCTGCAGGCGGGGCGCACGCGCCAGGAGTACGGCACGTCCGATGGGGTTATCGGCCTGGGCGGCGCGAAGCGGGCGAAGAAGGCGGCGGTTGCCAAATGGATCGGGGCGATGCCGGGAATGTCCGCGGCGGGGGCTACGGGCAGCCTGGACCGCCTGCGCGATGCGGGCTTGATCACGATTACGCGCGGCGGGATCGTGGCGGTGGCCCGCTGGGCGGAAGAACAGGGCGCGCCGCCCTCGGATGTGGCCGAACGCCAGCGCAAGAGCCGCGAGGCGAAGGCGCGGCAGGTTTTCTTTGATGTTCTGAACGATAAGCGCGGGCTTTATGTGACGCGCGATGAGATTTGCGAGGTGTTGAAAGTAAAGGTTAATGGCGGTCGTAAATTTGCACAGGATTTTATTCGGCGTTCCGTCGCCGATGGTTTCCTGCGTGATGTCGATGGTGTCACCTTCTATGTGGAGGTGGTTGGGTCTGGCGAAAACGCCAGTAATGGCGGGGGTTCCGTTCCCCTGCCTCCCCCTTCGATTTCGATCTCCGAGGGAGTGACCAGTCACAAATCGGAATTTGTGACTAGTCACCATAGTCATATCGAAAAAGATATGAATATATCATCGAAGCATCGGAATGCTTCTCCGAGGTTTCCGAACGGGGGAGGCAGGGGAACGGAACCAACTTCCTGTTGCTCTGTCACTCGTGAGGAAATCTTTTCCAAATCCCCGCTGGATGTCTGCGCCGTTCTGACCGGCGCGACTGGAGAATGGGACCGCAACGGCTTCGCCAAGGCGTTGAGGGAGATGCGGGCGGAAATGGGCGAGGAACGCGGCACGGCCAAGTTCCGGGAGGCGATGGACATGTTGCGGGCGGACCTGGCGGAGCCGAACTGCAATATCCGGTCGAGGCCACGGGTGTTCATCAAGAAACTCAAGATTGTGCGGGGTATCGCGGATTAACGCGGAAAGGAGACATGGTGCAGATGGTGCGGATCACGGCGAAATTACCAGAGGACGGGAGCCCGTCGGTGGAGTTCAGGCAGTGTACGGCCTGCGGGATGATGATCGATCACGCCAGCGACCACCGGCCCGGCTGCCGGTGTCGCAAGACGGTGATGGTGCGCCGGGCGGCGGAGGGTGCCCCGCCGACGAATGCGGACTGGTGCCAGATCCAGGTGAATGGGCTGGTTTCCGTCGGGATCGAGGCGCGGGTTGGCGGGGTTGGCAGCGGCTGGGTGTGGGTGGAACGGCGGGCGGTGGGAACAACAGAGTCGGGGCGCGAGTGCCCCTGCTGAACTAGGAAAGGATGGTGGGGTTGTGAAGTGTTTGTATCATCGGGGGGATTTTGACGGGAAGTGCTCGGCGGCGATCGTGGCGATGTGGCACCTGGAGTGTGAGCTTATTGGGCTGGATTACCAGGATGAGGTGGATTTCGATAAGCTGGGGATTGAACGGGGCGAGCATGTTGTGATGGTGGATTTCTGCCTGGAACCGTTTTCGCGGATGGCGGACCTGCATCGGCGTGCCGCGCTGGTCTGGATTGATCATCACGCCAGCGCGATCAAGCAGCATGGCGAGTGCCCGTTCCTGGATATTGCAGGGGTTCGGGAAGTGGGGCGTGCGGCGTGCGAACTGACCTATGCGTATTTTGCGGGGGTGACCATTCCCTGGGCGGTGCATCTGATCGGGCGGTATGATGTTTGGGACCACCGGAACCCGGACGTGATGGCGTTCCAGTACGGGATGCGGGCTCGCGGTGACTGGGACCCGCGCGACATTTGTGCCTGGGTGCATCTGTTCGAGGATCCGGCACTGGTGCGGGAGCTGATCGAGCACGGGCGGGACGTGCTGCGCTACGAGGATGCAGAGAGTGCGCGGTACGCGCGGGAGTTCGCCTGGCGTGGGCGGTTGGTTTCGCCGGCGGGCGAGGACTTGCAACTGCATACGCTGTGCATGAATCGCGGGCTTATCGGCAGCAAAGCGTTTGATTCTTTGGGTTGCCAGCCAGATTTCGTAGGTACAGACCTTTTGGCCGCCTATGTGCAGTTGCCCGATGGCCGTCTCAAGGTTTCTCTCTATGTTCCCGAACACGCCATAAATGCGGTTGATGCTGGATCGGTGGCGGAAATGTTTGGCGGGGGCGGGCACGCGGGGGCGGCCGGGTTTGTGTGTGATGTGTTGCCGTTTGTGCGCGGGTGGGATGATGAAACGGAAGGGGGCGGAAGTGGGGGCTGTTGATACGGATGGGGTGATGGCGACAAGGAGGGGCTGACCGTGAATGAGCCTTTAATACCTCCCGTGCTGCTGACGCCGGAAATAGTAAAGATATGGGTGCGTTCACTGCTGGAAATGTCGCCTATGTTCCGTTTTGCGCATAGCCTCGCCAGACGGCCTGACTTAGTTCAGGTTCGGTTCCCGCAAAGTAAGCGCAAGCGTATTCGCCGCAAGTGGGCCAAGAACCCCACGAACTGGCAGAACCGGCAAACAAACCGCTTGCCTGAACCACAAACGTTTAAACACTTTGAGTTGCAGGAGCGTATTGAGGTGATGACGACTCGTTCCACGCCACCGCCTTTATTTGATCCTGATTGGCATAAAAAACAGGTGCAGCTTGCGTATGAATCCAGGTGCTACTCCATTGACCGTGAATTGACCGTGAATTCTTTAGACGTTGGGCAGATCAAGGCGTATGTTGAAACGCATATTATCAGTTGTGGGTGAAGGCCCGAAACAAACAGGAGCAAAAGAACATGAAGAAGATGCTGGCAATGGTGGCGGTGGTCGCGGTTGTGGCCGTGTGCTCCGGGTGGGATGAGGTGAAACGCTCGATCTATGAGCTGTCGACGCACACGCTGACGGCCGAGACGGCGACGGTTACAACGCTGTCGGCCACGACAATCGGCGGGACGGCGCAAGCGACGGTTCTGGCCGGGGCCGCTGTAGGCGCGACGGCGTTGCAGGGGGCGACGGTTCGCCCAGGCGGATACGAATACGACCACGACCGACACCACGGGCTACACGCCCGCCTTTGTGGGGCAGGTACTCCTTGGCGGGGCAGGCACCGGCACGAATGGTGTCTGGGTGGCCAATGGATTAACGACGAACTCATGGGTTCAGGTGCATTGATTTAGGATATGGCCGAGTGCGGGAGTTTCTGATCCTTTCGCCCGCGCCTGGCTGATACCGGAAGCCCCGGCAGGTTCATTCCTGCCGGGGCTTTTTTGTGCCATGAAACGGCAAAAAGAAACAAAGTTGCTTTTTGGGTGTTTGGGGTTTTGCCGGGGGCGGGCGTATTGTGTCAACCATGACAGCGAAAAGGACGGTAAAACGTAAGCAGTCCGCACAGGCACGCGAGGTGCGCGCAGGGGCACCGCAAACCCCGCCCGCGCGTGCGAGCGCGAAAGCGGCCACGAAGCAGCCTGTAGCCAAAGGCAAGGCGCGCGCGCTCCCGTTGACAGATAAAGTGTCAAAGGCCGTCAAGAAAGCGCCACGCGCGGCGGCAAAGGCCAGCAAGCCCAAGGGCAAGGCAAACACACGCGCGGCGGAGCCGAAAGACCCTGGGCGGCATAGCGCGTATTCCTCGCAGCTTCGGGACCAGATATGCGACCAGGTTTCCGCGGGCGTCTCGTGGCGCGAGATCGAGAAGGCGGGCCTGGCGACCCAGCGGCAGCTTTCGACCTGGCTACGGACAATCCCCGAGTTCCATGAGCATTATGCCCGTGCCCGCGAGGCTAGGGCGGAATCCATCGTGGCCGACATCGAGGCGGAGCTGGCCGACCTTCCGCTAGAGCCTTCTTTCCAGCAGGCCAATGCCGCCAGAATCAAAATCGACACGCTCAAGTGGCAGGTGTCCTGCTACTACCCGCGCATGTACGGGACCAAGGTGCAGGTGGATGCAACGGTTTCGAGCAAGACCGTGGCCCAATATGATTACGCCAAGCTGACGGACGCGGAAGCCAAGGTGCTGCGCGATCTGCTACTCAAGTGCAGGGTAGGTGGCGAGGATGAGCTTATCTAACAAGGCGGCGCTGACGACAATCCCCGACGCGGACCTCCACGGCCTGCTGGGGGAAATCTGCAAGCGGGACTTCTATGAGTTCGTTCAAACGTTCTGGCATGTGGTGATCAAGGAGAAAGCGGTCTGGAACTGGCATATCCAATTCTTGTGCGATGAACTGCAAACAGCCATGGAACGGGTTATCCGGCGCGAGCCGAAGGAATACGACCTGATTATCAATGTGCCGCCCGGTTCCTCGAAATCAACGGTGTGCTCGCAGATGCTGCCCGCCTGGGCCTGGACGCGCGACCCTACGCTGCGGTTCATTACGGGCTCATACGCCTATGACCTGGCGACCGAACACGCGGAATACCAGCGCCAGATCGTCACCAGCGAGCTTTACCGGCGGCTTTACCCGTATGTGCAGCTTCACGCCACGCGCAACGCCCGCCACAATTACCGGACCACGGAGGGCGGCCAGCGGTTCAGTTGCGGCACGGGCGGTGCGGTGCTGGGTGTGCATGCCCATGTACTGATACCGGATGACCCAATCAACCCGAAGGAGGCGGCCAGCGAGGCGGACTTGAAGGCGGCCAACCGGTGGATGAATGAAACGCTTTCCGGACGGAAGGTGGACCGGAACATCACGCTTACGATCCTGATCCAGCAGCGCCTGCACGAGGATGACCCCAGCGGGCATGACTTGCGTATCCGGCCCGGCGAGATCCGGCATATCTGCCTGCCGGCAGAGGATACCGCCGACGTGAGGCCGCCGGAACTGCGGGGCATGTACAAGGACGGGCTCCTGGATCCGGTCCGGCTTTCGCGCGCGGTGCTGGACCGGGAGAAGATCAAGCTGGGCAGCTTCGGGTATTCGGCCCAGATGCTACAGCGGCCCGTACCCGAGGAAGGCGGCATTCTCAAGAAAGGCTGGTTCAAGGTGCTTTCGATGGAGGATGTGCTGGGAATGGCCCGCCAGTGGCTACCCGGTGCGCCTTCCTGGAACTTCACGGCCGATCTGGCCTATACGTCCAAGGAGATCAACGACCCGAGCGGGATCCTGGCCTATTCGCGGATAGGGCCGTATGTGGCGATTCGCTGCGCGGAGCGGTTCAGACTGGAACAACCTGACCTGGAACGGCGGTTGCCGACCTGGACCATGGCCAATGGCTACAGCGACCGGTCCATGCTGATGATCGAACCGAAGGCCAACGGCATATCCACGGTGCAGAACCTGCGGGCGCGTACCAAGCTCAATGTGATCGCCTCGAAGGCCCCAACCAAGGACAAGGTGAGCCGGACGCGGGATGTCTCGCCACTGATCGAGAGTGGCCGGGTGATCCTGGTGGACGGCGAATGGGTGGAAACATTCCTGGATGAGGTCTGCAACTTCCCGTTCGCGCGGCATGATGAGTTCGTGGACTGCCTGACGATGGCGCTGGACCGGGAGAGCGCCGCGGGACTGGGAAGCGCCTCGATGGACCGGACCCGATCAACGGACGGATTCGCCGTCACCGGCAAGGCGGCCAGGACAGCCGCGGAGGTGTGGGATGGACTTGTCTAAGCTGATGCCGATACCGGAGCACTTGCGCAGGCGTGGCGGGCCTACGCATTGTCTGCCACAACAACAGCCTCCACCGCCAGCAGCACCACCACGCAGTGATGTTGCCAGTGAGAGTAAAAAGCAGCCGGAGGCGAACGCGACCGAAGGCGAGGCGGCGCGCGTGCTGCGGTTGCCCGAAGCGATGCTGTTCGAGGGGCGTTCTTTCGATGTGCTGGCCGGTACGCATTCCTACACGCCGGACTGGTGGGTTGAGGACAGCCGCACCGCCGTGGAGGTCAAGGGCGAGCATATCCATAGCCGGGATTCGCGGATCCTGTTCGATGCGGCGCGCGCGGAATACCCCTCCATCACCTGGATCTGGGCACGCAAGCGGACCCGCGGACGCAAGGGGCCGCGCTGGGAGATCGAGGTCTATCCGGCGCGTTAGCAACTTTGTTTCATTTCAGAACTTTGCAATTTAGCGATTACCGAGCTTATGCTTGCCCCATCGTTAACCCCGATTAGCTACCGGGGCGTTTGAAGCCGATACCGTCGACGGCGGTATCGGCTTTTTTTGTGGGGTGATCATGCCGCTGGTAAACGTTAAATCGAACGCGGAACTGGACCAGGCGAAAGCGCAGCAGGATAGCGCCGCCGAGGCCGAGCGCGCCGCGCTTGCCCCGCCGATGCTGGCAATCGCCTCGCACATCCAATCGCAGTATGCCGTCGCCCGGCAGCACAAGGACATGTACATCACCCCCAGGCTGATCGCCTGCCGCAAACAGAAGGCGGGCGAATACGACGGGCTTACGCTGGAAAAGATCAAGGCGGCGGGCGGGTGCGCTGACTTCTTCAACATCACCGAGACCAAGACCGACGCACTGGAGGCCTGGATCAGCGATGCCGTCAACACCGGCGGCGATATTCCCTTCGCGCTGATGCCCACGCCCGTGCCCGATCTACCCGAGGACCGCAAGAGCGCGATTGTCGATGAAGTGGCCCGCGCCTATCAAGAAGCGATTGCCAGCGGTTTCCCGATGACGCCCAAGGATGTCTATGAGGCGGCCAGCAACATGTTCGACATGGCCCAGGAGGAAGAATACCAGCAGGCGAAGGCCCGCGCGAACGCCATGGAACAGAAGATGCGCGACCAGATGCTCGAAGGCGGCTACTCCGAGGCGTTCGACGAGTGCATCCGCGATTACGCGATGTATCCGACCTGCATCCTCAAGGGGCCGATCCTGAAACGGGAGAAGACGCTCGAATGGATCGACGGGGCGGTACAGGTGACCGATACGATCCGGCATACCTGGCAGCGGGTGGACCCGTTCAAGTTCTTCCCTGGTCCGAATATCGCCAATGCCAACGAGGGCTATGTGTGCGAACTGATGCAGATCGAACGCTCGACGCTTCAGGCGCAGATCGGGAACCCCGGCTGGAACGCGGGGCAGATCGAGGCGGTACTGGCGGCGGAGGCCGGTATGCTGACCGTGGCCCAGAGCGATTCCGCCAGCGAGCAGGCGCTACTGGAGAACCGCGACACGATGATCAACGAGGGCGCTTCGGCCTCCGCCGTGTGGGCCGTGGAATACTGGGGCAAGGTAAACGGGGCAGCTCTCAAGCAGTGGGGCCTGGGCAAGAAGGCCAATGAGGAGGATATTCTCGCCAGCCACCACTACGATGTGCAGGCCGTGCTGATCGGGCGCTATTGTGTCCGCTGTATCCTCAATCCGCACCCGCTCGGACACCGGCCCTACCACACCAGCAGCTTTGTGACGGTCTCCGGCTCCATCTGGGGGCGGGCCATGGTCGAGAAGATGTCCGACGCCCAGCGCGGCTACAACTCGGTATCGCGGCAGATGATGAACGCGATGGCCGAAGCCAGCCGCCCGCGCTCGATCGTGGACGTGGACGCGCTGGACCCGAATTGCACCAAGGACGACTATCCCGGAAAGCAGTGGCTCTACTCCGGACAACGGATGCAGGCCAACAGCACCCGCAAGCCGGTGGACTACTACCAGCCCCAGGTGAATGTCTCGCAGTACCTCAAGATGCTTGAGCATTACGAGACGGCGGCGGATAACCGCACGCTGGTGCCGCGCTACATCCAAGGCGAGACGAACATCGGCGGGGCGGGGGATACGGCCGCCGGGCTCTCGATGCTGATGAGCGCCTCGCACAAGGGGATCAAGCGTAGCCTGGGCAACATCGACCGCGGCATGATCCGTTCCACGGTGCAGGACCTTTACGCGCATAACCTGGTGTATCTACCTGACGACAAGTGGAAGCACATCAAGGGGGATTGCCGGATCGAGGCGCGCGGGGCGCTCCACCTGATCCAAAAGGAAACCGTGATGATGCGGCGGCAGAACTTCCTGAACAGCACCAACAACCCGACCGACGTGGATATTATCGGGGCGGATGGCCGCGCCGAAGTGCTCCGGGCCGTGGCCGACGAGCTTTCCCTCTCTACTTCCGACATCGTGCCAGACAAGAGCGTGCTGCAACGGCGGGCGCGCGAGGCGATGAAACAACGCCAGATCGAGCAGGACGCGACATTGGCCGGCGCACCGTTGCCGACCGACCAGCAGCCGCCACCGGCAGCAGGCGAACCACAACCCCCAATCGAGGACGGACAGCAATGAGCCAGAACCTACACAGGAAACTACGGCGAGCAGGCGTACAGCGGGCCGAACACAACGCGCGGCGGATGTTCCAGGTGGCCTTATCGAAGATGCAGGCGCTTGAGGTGACCTTCATCGAGACGCTGAACGAATTGCCGCTGGGACACCGGTTGATCATGGCGGTCCGGCTGGTATTCGCCCGGATGCGCCCGATTGCCACGGTGGACCGGGATCCAGAAAAGGACGGTGCCAGATGATCACTCCCCAGGACAACGAGATCGAGGCGGCGGCGATGGTGCAGATGCGCATGGGCAAGGAGTTCAACGCCCTGCTGGTGATGGTGGCCACGAATGCCGACAACGACCGCAAGGTGGCGATTGCGCGCGGGGCGGCCGAGAACCGGGAGGAGAACTGCGGGCGCGCCCAGGTGTGGCTGGAACTCCAGGACTTTCTGGCCGGGGCTGCGGACCGCTGGGAGCAGATCCAGAAGCAGCGCAAGGACAAGCACCGGCAGGCCAGCGCAGCGCACCCGGCAAGTTTCGCGGACCCCTACGAGGAAAACTTTAACTGATTTTGCGCGTGGGGCTGGTGCCCCCGCATACAAAAAGAGAACGGCGAAGACCGGCGGATACGGCCCTCCAGCAAGAGGACACCTAAAAACGCGACTGGCTCGCAAACAAGGAGAGACGAGTAATGGCAGCAGACACAAGCCTGAATGTACCGGCAAGGCTACGGGATGAGGAAGCGGCGGCGGAAGCGGAGTTCCTGGCAGGCGGGGTGAATCCCGACGAGACAGGCGCAACGGCGGACGGCGTTACCGATCCAGCCCCGAAGCCCCCGACGGACCCGGCACCGGATGCGCAACCGCCCCAGGGCGACACTGCGACACCCGCAGATGCACGGACACCCGGCCCCGGCACAGACGATGAAGGCGACCTGGCGACACGACTGGCGGCAGCGGAGCAACGGGCAACGACCGCAGAACAGCAATACCGCACGCTCCTGGGCAAGTACAACGCGGAGGTGCCGCGCGAGCAGCACCGCGCAGCGGACCTGCAACAGGAGTTGACGGCGCTGAAAGCCGAGATTGCCACCCTGAAAGCCGGGAAACCGGCGGACAAGGCCGATGCGAAGCCGGCAGAACTGGAGATCCCGACCGCGACCGACCCCGCCAATCCTTTCGGGTTGACGGCGGAAGAACTCGAGTACGGCGGTGAGATGATCGGACTGGCGGAGAAGATCGCCAAGAAGATCATTGACCGGGAAGTGGGCGACATACGCGGCAAGACCGAGACGGTCACCCAGGAACTGGCCCAGCGCAAGCAGGAACAGTTCTATGGCGAACTCGACGGACTGGCCCCGGACTGGCGCACGATCAACTCCGATCCCGGATTCCATGCGTTCTGCCAGGAGGTCGAACCGAACAGCGGTCTGCGTTGGCAGAAAATCATAGACGACGGACAAGACACGCTGGATGCACAGCTCGTGTCAAATGCGTTCAATACGTTCCGCCAGAAGGGTGGCGGGACGAAACCGGCCCCGAAGTCGGCGGCCGTTACCCCCGTGGATGCGCAGGTTGCTCCCGATGCGGCTCCCTCTCCCGCCCCAGGCGGAAAGAAGGTCTATACGCTCAAGGAGTACGACGCGCTGATGAACAACATCATCCATGGGCGGTACCCGAGAGAGAAGGCAGTGAAAATCGAGGCTGAACTGGATGCCGCGATCAACGAAGGGCGCGTCAAGTAGATGCGCACCGGGGATTGGTGTACGCGCGGTGGCTGGTATGGCCGATGAATAGAGGAAGGTAGGTGGAATAATGGCATTCCCAGTAGCTCAAGGCTCGCAGAGCCATAGCGGTACCCTGATCCCGACGATCTGGGCGAAGAAGTTCCTGAAGCACTTCTACATGTCCACGGTGCTGGCAGCGATCAGCAACACGGATTATGAGGGGGAGATCAAGGAGCATGGCGACAAGGTGGAGGTGAATGTGCTGGTGGGCGGCGAGTCCCACGAGTATGTCAAGGGCCAGAAACTGAACTACACGGAGCTGTCGAGCGCCACGCGCACGCTGATGATCGACCGTGGCCGTTCGTTCCAGTTCCCGGCCAGCTACATCGACAAGGCCCAGGCGATGAAAAGCCTGAACTTTGTCGAACAGTGGTCCAGCCACTTGAGCCAGATCACGAAACGCGACATCGAGCACATCGTGCTTAGTGAAGTGTTCACGTCGGCGGCGGCTGAAAACAGCGGCGCGACGGCCGGTGCGGATACGGGCGATTACAACCTCGGTGTGGCCGGTGCCCCCAAGGCGCTGACCGCCACCACCATCATCGACGATATTGTCAACTGGGGCGACGTGCTCGACCAGAAGAACATCCCCGATGATGGCCGCTGGATCGTGCTGCCCACCTGGGCGTGCGCGATGATCAAGAAGTCCGAGCTGCGTGATGCTTCCATCACCGGCGACGACAAGAGCCTGCTGCGCACCAATGGCCGGATCGGCATGATCGACCGCTTCGAGATCTTCTCGAGCCGTAATCTGCTCTCCGTGGCCGATGGCGGCGGCGCGACGGCCTGGAACGCGATGGCGGGGCACAAGTCCGCGATCACGTTCGCGACGCAGTTGACCGCCAACGAGCGGCTCAAGAACCCGGATGACTACGGCGACCTGATCCGCTCGCTGCAGAGCTTCGGCTTTGCCGTGATGCAGCCGGACGCCCTGGCGCATCTGTATATCCGCAAGGGATAAACCGCCCGGAACGGGTGCCGCCTCCCGACTGACCGGGGGGCGGCACACCACCGGTTTTGAATACAACGAGTAAAGAAGGAGTAGAGAATATGGCTATCAAATCACATCTGGTGACCACCACCGTGGCTCACCTTAACGTCCATGCGCAGCGCCCGCCCCACATCGTGGAGACGATTCTGGACGCGGCTGCCGTGGCCATGGCCCAGAACGACGTGGCGCTGCTGTTCTATGTGCCGCCCCGTCACCGCGTGGTGAACCTGAAGCTCGAAGTGCTGACGGTCGAGGGTGCTGCGGCTACCGTGAATGTCGGCCCGTTCAGCGATGCCGGCACCACGGCGGTGGATGCCGACGGCCTGCTGGCCGCGACTGACGTGAACGCGCTGACCCACGCCAACAGCGTGACCGGCGCGGCTGCCCTGGGACAGAAGGGCTATGCCACCGACGCGACCGGCGGCTACATCTGCCTGACGGCACTAGCTGTTACCGGACTGACGGCCGCCAAGATCAAGGCGCAGTGCGAGATGATCCCCTACAACGGGTAAGGGATGCTGACACCCCGCTCCCTTCCCGCCATACGGGCTTAATACCCGGCGGGAGGGGGGCTTTAACTCCAAAGGAAAAGGACGGGAATAGACCATGAGCAAGGATGTCAAGACTATCAATATTTTAAGGCGCGAGGATGGCCGCGAGTTCACCTACAGCCCCGAACTGGAAGGACTGGTCCGCAAGGGGATGCTGCGGCTGATCGAGAAGAAGTTCGAGGGCGGCGTTTTCGTGGATGAGGTCGATTTGACGAAACTCGACGACGACAACAGCGATGCCATGCTGCGCGAGGCGATCGCCCGCAAGTGGCCGCACCTGGTGTCCCTGATCGACCAACCCGCCGTCGCCATGATGGCGGTGAAGATGGCGGGCGGCGATGATGGCAAGCCCAGCAAGATCCTGGCCCTGTCAGGCGTCAAGGCCGGCAGCACGGAGATTGTGCCGGAACCGGACGAGACACAGGAGCCGGCCGAGACCGCGCCGCCCGAAGGCGAGCCGGTCGAGACGCCGGAACCGGTGAACCCGCTGGCCGTGAAGATTGCCGATTTCGCGGACGCGATCCGCAAGACGCCCGGACGCGATGGCAAGCAGGCCTTTGCCGCCAAGCACGGGATCGAGATCGAGCAGGCCAACGCGGGCGCGATGGTGGCCGAGGCGGTCGCCAAGTTCGAGGCCAAACTGAAGGCCGATAAACCGGAGGCGTAAGCCATGGGTGCCTTGTACGATCTTCTCCCGCAGGTGGCCCCCTTCGTGGTTGATTGCCCCGAGGGGGTGCAGACGTTCGCCCTCCGGCGGGCGGCGGCGCGGTTCCTGGCGGATTCCCACGCCTGGACCCTGCCACTGGCCGCCGATGCGGACGGCACGCAGGTGATGGCGCTCTCCGCGTTCACGCCCGCGCTACAGGCGGGGACGGTCGTACTTTCGGCACTTTCGCTGACGATCGACGCGGTGGTGGAACCCTCGCTCTCGCCGCGCTGGATCGTCAATCAGGGCAGCATCTACTTTGATCCGGCCCCGGCCCTGGGGGCGGAACTGGTATTGACCGTGGCGCTGGGCGCGAGCCAGCAGTCGATTACCGAACTGCCGGACCTGATCCTCTCGCGCTATGGCGATGCGATTGCGGATCTGGCCTTGCATTACATCTATGTGACCACCGGGCGGCCCTACTATGACCGCGAGGCGGCGGAAACGGCGTATGTGCGCTACCGCCAGGGATTGCACGAGGCCAACGTGGACCGGCTGACCGGCGGACGTGCCGGGGTGGCCGCGCTTACCAACCCGATGCCGGACTATTTCTAGGAGACCGTTATGCAGGCAAATACAATCCTGATCCCGGCCCGGCGCGAACTGCAGGACGAGTTCGCGGGCAAGTGGCCCGATAACGTGCTCTTTGGCTACATTGCCGACGGACTGGCCGAAATGCTGCGCCTGCGCCCAGACCTGCTGCTGTCCAATGATGGCGATATGCAGCCGGGCGGGATGGACGGCGGCGGCCTGGGCGGCTCCTATGTGCGGATCCGGCGCGGGCGGCTGGAAATCTGGGATAGCGGGCTCTCCGCCTGGGTGGCCGTCTCGATGGAGAACGGCACCTTCGTGCCCCTGCTGCCCGATGACCAGGCCGAGACCGCGCTTTCCCCCGACGGGGTGACGCTCGACGGGGAAACCGAGATCGCGATCAATGACAATTCGATGGTGGCCCCGCTGGTGCAGTATGTGGTCTACCGATCAAAGATGCAGTTCGCCGAGGGCGCGGAAGCGCAGAACGCGGCCACGATCCATTACCAGGCTTACCGCTCACGGCTGGGCGTGGACAGGAGGGGATGATGATGACCAACCGCTGGCTTTTCCCGGTGTTTGCCTTGTTGATGATGTTTGCCATGTGCTTGTGGACGCCGGCGGAGGTTTACGGGCAGGCCGGATATTCGCGCCTGGGCACGACGGTACTGGTGGGCACCAATGGCGTTGTGAGCCGTCCGTCCACCTTCTGGCTGGATAACGTGGTTGCCGCCGGCGATCTTGCGGTGGACCTGGATTCCCTCGGGCGGCTGCGCCTTTCTTTACAGTTGGACACCAACTCGGCGCTCTCGGTCTACTGGGATGCGCTGCTGGATATTCCCACGTCAATAACGCAGATTGCCGACGGCTTGCGCTTGCCGGTGATGCGCTCGTCGACGGTCGAGGCCTGGACCGATGCGGGCGGCACGCAGACGAATGAGGGCGTGATTGCGACTTCCCCTCTGCTGACCAATGGCGTGGCGGCGGTCGAGTACGATGCCAGCGGCCTGCTACCGGTGATTGTGCAAATGAGTCCGGACGGATCGGTGTGGAGTGACCTGGCGGCGACCAATACGGCGATGATGGTGCGGCTGCTGGCGACCAATACCGTGCCCGCCCCCGGAGAGGCGACCGTGACAGTCTCGAATATCGTGGCGACAAGCTGGACGCACCCGGCCCTTTTCGGCACGCAGAACGACACAGCCGGACAGGTTTTGCTGGTGGATACCCCGGCGGATGACCGCGCGGCGGTGAACCTGGCGACGATGCAGGCGGCGATAGCGGCCGGCGTGGTGGCGGCCAGTCCCGATCAGTGGGCGGCCTACCCGGCCAGCGAACCCGTGAAGGCGGACCGGATCGTGCTGGGCGGGGCCTGGGCGGTGGAGGCGACAACCAATGGCCTGGTGATCAGCGGCGGCGGGATCGAGTTACTGACCTTTACCGATGGCGACGGCACCGAGACGGGCCTGAATGTCGCGGCGCTGACGCTGGACGGGCTGGTGGCCACGATCGACATATCCACCAATGGCGTGGCCGGGCGGCCGCTGGCGCAGTGGAGCGCCTTGCTTGAGCCCGCCGACTGGCAGACGCTGACGCCCACCAGCGAGACCTACCCGGACCTGGAGACCAACGGGTATTACCGGATTGTGGCCACGCTCCCGGATGATAGCGGGTTTGTGCGGGCGGTGTATGAGGCGGCGGAGGCCAGCGCGAGCGTGCGGGCGCATGTGCTACCGGCCGCCAGCGGCCTGTATGATCTAGGCAGCGGGGCGGCTCCCTGGCGGGCGGCCTACCTGGACGCACTGATCGTGGGCGGCACAAACGTGATGACGGCGCTGGCCGGGAAACAACCAGCAGGCAGCTATGTGACTACGGCCGATACGAACGGCTGGGAAACGGGCAGCCATGCGGACTTTGTGACCGATGCGGACACGAACGGCTGGGAAACTGGAAGCCACACCAATTTCCCGACGCTCAACGCCCCGACCAACACCTACAGTGGAACCCAGGTTTTCCCGGCAATCTCCCTGGGCGGCGAAACCCGTACCAACTGGCCGACCGGCGGCTGGTCTTCCGCAACCCGCGATCCCTACCTGATCCCATGCACCACCAACATCACCATAAGCGCGGCAAACGGCATTCAGCAGGCGGTAACGGGCGCGGTGCCAGCCTCGGTGACGCTCAACTTCCCGACCGGATCGGCAACCAGCGAGCTAATAATATCGCTGACATTCCCGCCCGCTGGCACCAACGAGGTGCTGCTGGCATCAGGGCCGACGTACTACTACGTATCGCCGCTTGCCAGTGACGCGACGGCCTCGACGAGCCTATACACGCGCTA